GTTTACCTGAACAGTTGTAGGAGGTTGATATTGTTGTGGTGGCTGTATTGGTTGTGCTGGTTGTTGGTTATTGCGTGACACATTGAAGTATTGGAGACGCACAGTTAATTCAGAATTGGTTAAATCCACATATGACTTTTCTCCAATTTGAATTGTTTTGAGAATTCCACGACATAGTTTTCGATCGACAATCCATGAAACAATAAGACGTTCACATAATTGAAAAAACCACCATCGTTCCGCATTTGATGTTTGTGAATGAAAGTGAAGTATGATTGATTCTTTTTCCACTGTTTCTTCTCCAATAAACAATGCTGTATTACGACTGGATTGTAATAAGTTGTATTGGAAACTTGGAATATGATGGTATCGACCCAACAAAGAATTTCTTAATTTGTCTGAAATTCTCCGTGAAACCATATGGTATCCAGCTTTTGAAAAACGAAAAAATCGACATGTTTTTTCCATTTGTACCAAACTATTTAAATCAGCAAATTCCAAAAGAAGAGTCATAGCAGCTCCTGGAAGTTTGTTCATATTCAATTTGGATTTCAATTTAGGTTTTGGTCTGTATTGTTTCAATTTATGTGTCGATTTGTGTATCGATTTGTGTGTTGATTTGTGTGTATACTTGGAGTAATGATGTTTTTTGCTTTTTTGAAAACATTGTTTCAATTGAAATCGTCCTTTGTAATTTTCAAAGCATTTTTTCGCATTTTCCATTGTCTGAAAAATCACAAAACCATTACCTTTTGGGATTCCACTCTGAAAACGAAATAATATGACTTTGGCACATTGAAAACCGTTTTTTACCAAATCATTACGTAAATCTGTTTCATTAAATTCACGCATTTTTGGAATTTTAGTTATAAACAATTTATGTTGTTCCATGTTGTATTTTACAGTATTGTTGGAAATCAATTATAAACCACTCAACCAGCTAATTTGATTTTTTTTAACATTACAAAAACATCAATAAAAAATTCAAATTTTTTTTATTCATATTAATATTGGAAGTTTGGCACCATTTTCAATCCATGAAATGGGAGAGGAGGAGAGGAGAAAAAAAAATTTGATTATAATTTTAATTTTAATTTAGCTTTTTTAACTTAATCATTTTTAACTTAATCAATGAAACCAAATAGTAATAAAGACAAATGGAACGCATCTTGTGCTCTTGGAATATTTACTTTAGTTTTTGGAATGGTGTGTATAATTGATTCACGAACACGATTAGTTCGTCCGGATCCACCTAGTGCTATGGAAGATTGTTTGTATGTTATGGGATTGTCGGGTTTGATAACTGGATTAAGTTATGTTGTGGATTAGGTTAGTTTGAGATTTAAAAAAATCTTAGTTTGTTTATAATGGAAGTTCACCACCATTTTCAATCCATTGAATCTCTTTATCATTAAAAAATCCACGCATTATATTATGATAAGGTTCTAAATCATCATTGGACAATTCGCCACGCCATCGTTTATTTGTTCCTTTATTAATAAAATTACCACTGCAACTTTTAATTTTTTTAATTTTGTTTGTTTTTTTGAGACTAAGTTTTTTTTCAAAATTTGTGGGAGCACATTTATGAGAGTGTTTGCGCATCCAAGCAAAACTGCTTTTCATTAAAATAGTGTCGATTGATGATTTGTGTAAAGTAGTATAACCTAAAAATTGAATAATTTGTGTAATGCATGATTTAAGATTTTGTTTTAAATCGTTAAAATGTAAAATAAGTACATTTGGATCGTTTTTGTGAATTAACCAACTTTTAATTGTGGCAAAATAAGAAAAAATATTATTGTAATTTTTGTTGTGAAATAAATCATCATTTTGAAATATAATGTCCCACATTTGTTTTTCATTTTTACATTTTTTTAGACGACTCATTAAAATGCCTCGACGCAAATTATAAGAGGTGGATTTTTTAGATAATTTGATATGATTAAAAAATGACCACACGACATCTCTATAATCACGTGTTATAAAAATATATTTATTTAGTGGATTTTTATGTTTCATTACAAATTCCGCATTGGAATGACTTTTTATAAAACGACGATGTGTTTGTGCGCTTAGGATTTGTAATGTTTCTTTAAAAGAACGATCAAGATGAGAATCAATCCAAACTGAAGTTGATTCTAGATATTGGTTAAATTCACCTTTAAATACAATTTGAGATACGATTTGTTGTATCCAGGTTGTTCCACTTTTAATAGTGGATGTAATAAAAATATCGCTGTCTCGTTTTTGAAATTTATCCCAAATATCAGTTGATTGGATTTTTTCATTATTGTTACCATTTAAAGTTTGGATCATGTGTTGTCGAATTGACATTTTTATATATATATTTTGTATTTTTTATTTAATATATTTTTTTAACAATACACCAATTACTTAAAAAAATATATAAAATAAAAAATTTAAACCCAATAACCATTCACAGCAAGCAAAGTGTCTACAGCATCATCAGATGCTACAGCCTTTGCCAAATTACTATAATACCAAATATTATTATTTCTTGTGTCACTCATAGATTGGAGAAATTCAAGTAACTTATCCATAAATCCTTTGTGCTCTTGTTTTGATACACCTGCGATTTTGGACGCGATTTTATTAATATTTTTTGATGAATAACTCTTAAATAAATATGACGAATCAGCGGATGGTTTCACATCTGGAATGAAAATGTTCTCCATCTTGGGGGCACTTTTTGGCAAAATCTCCGGGATACTCTCATGAGGGACAATTTTAGGAGCAGCAAAAGCCGCAGGTTTTTTACTTTTAACGATATCATTCATTTTTTTACTTTTAACAATATCATTTAATCCACTCATTGATAACTTATCTTTATAGGCAACACCAGTTGCTATGACACCTGCTGCCATTAAACCAAGTATAAGTTTTCCTTTATGTTCCCATACCGTATTTGCGGTATTTTTTAATTTTGTTTTTATTTTTCCCCATAATGTTTGTTGTTTTCGTGGTAAAATCATTTCCAATTTCTTCATTTGTGATTTAGACAGATATTTGCGTTTTGCTTCTTTATTTTTTGGATCAATTAGTACTTCTGCCGCAATTAATCCAGCTATGATTTTTCGTTTATTTTTAACCACAGAATTTTTTATTTTATTCCATAATTCGCGTTGTTCTATTGTCATTGTTTTTACAATTGAGTTTATTGATGTAGTACGACGTATACGTTTTTTTTTTGGTGAAGGAGAAGATTGCTCGCTACCACCTAATTGTTTGATGTATTTTTTTAAAATGTTTTGCCCTTGTTGTCTGTAGATTGAAACAAACGTTTTGTTTGAGGATTGTATATTTTTTCCATTTTCGCTTTAATTAATGGTTAGAAAAAATAATAGTTTGATTTGTTATCATTAGATTTTATATGTGATTTTTTGTTAAACTCAAAATAAACTATTTAAAACTAATCCATATTGGATTTAATATAAAATGTTTACATATAGTTATTTTAATAAATGGGAATATATAAAAGATCAACCAATTGATTTTTCAAATAAGGAATACTTTATTTTTCATAAAGGAAAATATGGTAAATTTAATATACCCAAAGATGGAAAATTAGAAAAACTAACTCCTGAAAATATAAAGTCTGGAATAAGTGTCATTGAAAGAGAAATTGAATTTGCGGATTGGAAAAATGAACATGATGAACGATACATTATGATGGGATATATCTCTATGATTCCAAATACACAAATCAAAGAAAAAAATGGCGTTGAAGTGGTAACCGTTACAATGACAAATGAAGACGTGCGCGAATTATTCGGGTCTCCTGATAAAAAACCATTAAAATTAGATTTGAACAAGTACACCCATGATTTAGAACGAGATGGTGAAATGTCAGATCGTGAATTGAAGTCGTTTTTATGTGGAATTGCATCCTATAACTGTAAATTAAATGCTGGCTCATCTTATGGTGGTCTGACAAGTGCTTGTTTTGGATTTTCTTTGTCACAAAGAGCAAAAGAACAGATACCAACGTGGAGAGAACGAATACAATCATGGAATCTCATGTTTTATTATGAATTTGAGGATGAAGAGCATTATGACACATATCACACTACAAATTTAACAAGATTTAAAAAATTTTTGGAGGAAATTGGATTTGTTAAAACCACCATGAGAAATAAAATGTTGAAAATTTTATATTCAAATGTTCGTATGTTATATATATCCGAAATAAAAAAAACAAACTAAAAATATGATTGTTTAGTTCATGTTAGGGATAATAATATAACATTAAAACAAACCAAGTTAAGACATGTACCTAAAACAAGATATAGAAAGCCAGTTGATATTAACAAACAATTAAAAGAATATTAAAAAAATAATAAAAGAAATACCAAAATCAACATATAATAAATTATTCAAGGGAAGTTATGAAAGAAGTAAAAAATATATACCCAAAAAATCACGTTCAAAACCTCTTAAAAATTATAAATAAAAGTCGGCGTTTTAAATGTTAAAAGGTTTAAAAAGTATTTTTAACACCTGATGTTTTTTATAAATTTAAATTTTTTTAAGAATTCTATTGTTTTGTTACCTAATATACAACGAATCCATATTAACATTTTTACGAATGAGCAATTCTTCAATCTTGGATGCTGTTTCCATCAATATTGGTTTCTCCAATACACTTGCTGTCTTCACCACGTCCTGAACGATATTATTTAATTTAATCATTTCTTTTACAAAATTACCACTATATATATCATATTTACGTGTAATATCAGTAAGATTGCCACCATTTATCCATTCGTATGTAGGCATGACTCGTTCAAGTGATAAATTCCATTTTAGATCTAGAGTCATGTGTTGATTGGCCACTTTATTATATAGATCATCGCTCAAATCCATTATTTTACCAATGATAGATCGAGTATCAACCGATATTTCCAAATCGCAGAGACGCGTTTGTTGGTCATTTGGTGTTTTAACATCAAGAAAAATGGAAAGCACTGTTGCCAAATGAATTTCATCAAGAGAATCGAGTAGGCCAGAAGACATAATTTCAGTGAAATATAGTTCATTACATTCGTTGATTTGGCTGGCAATGACACCTTTAATATGTATATCACTTGGTTGAATAGAGTCATATTCTTGAATATTGGTTGTAGAAGAAATATAATCTTCTCTTTGTAAAAATTCTAAAATTTGAATAATGGATTTATGAATGTAGTAATTGTTGGACTGGAGATTCGATTCTAAGGTCTTTTTTTTTTCGATGGAATTTTTAAATTTGGAATATTCCGTATATTTCGCTGCGAAATCAGGTTTTCGTTTAATGGCTCCAGCTAATTTTTTATTTTTTTTAAACATTTTATTGGATATTTTAATAATGGAATTTTCACGATGAGTCCGAAGTAAGTTGTCATATTTGATGCATTCGGCATATTTTTCTAGATCGGGTATTTGAATATCATCCAGTTGAAATTGAATTGCATTGGAAGTTTTTGTAATTTCAGTGTTCAGTAATGAATTTTTAATGAATTTCATAATTTGATTGTTTCCCGTCAAAATTAATTTCAAAAGAAATTGGAAATTTGGCATAAATTTTGATTCAATGTGTTGATTTTTTCCAGACATCATGTTTCTCATCTGGTAACTTGTAGGTAAATCATATAAATTGGGGATTAAAATTGCGATTCCCTCTTTGTCAATTCCACGACGACCCGCGCGACCACTCATTTGTTTATATTCGTGTGGTTCCAATAATCGAAATCCATTTTCGGAATATTTTGTTATTCCAGTGTAACATACAGCTTTTGTGGGCATATTGATTCCAACCGCAAATGTTTCAGTTGCAAATAACAATTTAATGAGTGGTTGGTTTTTACCTTCAACATTTTTATAAGCCAATAATATTTCAATTATTTCTTTGAAAATATGATAAACACCAGAATGATGATAAGCAACTCCTTTTGAAATAAGATCTTTGAAAATAAAGTATTCTGGCATCTCCATGATGTCTTTATGATTTGTAATTTTGTATAATTGATTGTGAAAAATTTTTAATGCAATTGATCGTTCTTGTGGTGTATTTAAAACAATGTTTATATTTTTCGCATATTCCTCACATTTTTTTCGTGACAGAGTAAACATAATGCTTGGAAGTAAATTACGTTTATGGAGAAAAAGAGTGAGATTATTTAATATGGATAAATTGCTCATATATTGTTTGTATTTTTTTTTCAAATGACAAATTTCATCATACACGATTGAATCAAATTTGTTGTTGGTATCCATTAACTGAACTAATTGGTTATCAAATTTATTTGTCATTGCATCATCCTTATTATTTTTTTCGACTTTGCTAAATTTATCTAAAAAGGCTGTATACACATAATGTTTTAAAGGAACTACACGTTTAAATGCACTGGCAAGTGTGAGAGGTATATTTTTAATATCCTGTAACCATTGTCCAAATATTTCTGGTTTGTCAATTGTGGCAGATAACATGACTAATTGTATTTTTGGTGGAAGTAAAATCAACGATTCTTCCCATACTCGACCACGGCCTTTATCTCCAATATAATGTACTTCATCAAATATAATGGCGCCAACATCATTATAGACATCGATTTCAATGGATAATTCCAATTTATTTGTTTTGATTTTTTTGTTGTATAAAAGATTTCGCAAAATTTCAGTGGTCATAATAATACAATCAGCGTTTGGATTAAATTTGATATCACCAGTTAGAATACCAAAATTTATATTGGGAAATTTTTTGGTAAATTCGTTAAATAGGCAATTTGACAATGCTTTGATTGGCGATGTATATAATACTTTTTTTCTTTTTTCTGGTTCTAAATTATGGGAACAATATTTTTTAAATGTATATTCGGCCACCAATGTTTTTCCACACCCAGTTGGTGCTGTGACTAAGACATTGTGTCCTTGATCAATTGCGTCAAGAGAATGTTTTTGAAAGTCGCTTAATTCAAATGGGAAATTAGAAAAGTCAGTTGAACCAGTATATGTGTCAAGTTTAAGGTTGATGGGCATTTTGGTTTTTAATTGAAAAAATTATATTAGATTGTGTTATCCAGATTGTGTTATCAAATTTTTAATATAATTTTTTATAGGAATTAATGGAATTAATCATGTTTATATTTTAAGATATTTATAAAATTAAAATATAACCAACAAACATTTATGTTTGGATTGAACACTTCGATTTTGCAAGAAATCAATAAATTATTGGATGATTTTAATAATCAGTTAAATAAACAAACAAACCAACAATCACACCAACAACCACACCAACAACATCGACAACAACAAAAGTATGATAAAATTATAGTAATTAAAGAACAAAAACCAACACCAAAGTCTGTGAATTTTTATTCAATAAATAGACAAAAACCATTAACTCAAGTAATTAAAATTCAATTAAGTAAAACTGGACTTGGACTATTACCATTAAATTCAAAACGACGTATTGGACGAGTGAATTCATCATTTGAAAAAATAATGCAAAAACGACAAAAACGACAAAAACGACAAAAACGACAAAAACAAGGACAAGGACAACTAGGAAGACGACGAATAAGTTCAATGGATTCATTTGAAAAAAAACAATTTATGAAACGTATAGGTGCTTTACAAATATGTTGATATTTATAAGTTTCCACAAAATCTAGGTATCGCAATGCACAACAAATCGATATAGTGTGAGATTCAATTTTATATCCACAAAATGATATCTGTCGTGTGTCATAAATGTGGCTTTTTAAATACAATTAACCACCCATTTAACAGGTTAATCAATTATTATGGATAAAATAAAATTTGATTTTTATTTTTATTTTGATTTTTATTTTTATTTTGCATCATAATTAAAAACCAAAATAATGAATTCAACAAAACATCACTATTTTTCTTTGGAAAAACAAGGATTTTATGATCAAATATTAGATTTTTGGTTTAATGGAGATGTTGATACGTTATATAAATCAAAATGGTTTGTTCCAGACAAACATAAAAATGAAATTGATCAAACAATTCACCGAGAATTTTATATTTCGTTGAGATTTATCGAAAAACTAAATTTTACATCAGGTAAAACAACTATTTCTTCAAAGCATTTATTAGCAATTATAATTTTATTAGATCAATTTTCACGTCATATTTATCGGAAATCTGGTAATGCAATTCAAATTGAGCTTAATACAAAAAAAGCATTAAAATTATCCAATATGATTATATTTAACAAGTCGTATTTTGGCTTTACGGTTCCTGAATTTATTTTTATGTTGATGCCATTTCGACATATTTCGACTGAAAAAAATTTAAATTTTGTTTTGGAAATGATTGATTTAAAAAAGGATGAACTCCAGCGATCTTGTGATTTATTGGAAAAGTTTAAAAAGACCACAAAAAGTCGATTGGATCATTTACAACCTAAAATTGATTTAAAAACTTATGACGTATTAGAACACCATCCATTTGAAGTGAATGTAGATTTAGAAAAAACGTTTTCCCAAGGTCCACTTGTAAAAAAAATGGCGAGATTTCTGGATTATGACTCGAATTATCAAATTGTGTCATTATCTGGAGGTGTTGATTCAATGGTTATTTTGACCATTTTAAAAGTATTGGAGAAAAAAATCAATTATCGAACTGTGGCAATTCACATTGATTATCAAAATCGCCGAGAAAGTTCAAAAGAAGCAGAATTTTTAGAATCATGGTGTCAGTCAAAAAATATAATATTTGAAAAGCGTATAATCACAGAAATCAAGCGTGATGTAACCGATCGATCCAAATATGAAAAACTATCTCGCCAAATTCGATTTAATACTTATCGCGACATTCTTCAAAAATATCCAACATTAAACGGAATATTTTTAGGTCATCATAAAGGAGATGTTCACGAAAATGTACTTTCTAATTTATTAAAAGGTCATACGATTTTAAATTTGGCAGGAATGGAAGAAGTTTCTGAAATTGAAAGAGTTAAAATTAGCAGACCATTTTTAGAATTTACCAAAGATAAAATATTCGCTTTTGCTCATAAATATGGCGTACCTTATTTTAAAGATACAACACCAACATGGAGTATTCGTGGCAAAATTCGTAATAAATTGATTCCTATGTTAAAAAATATTTATGGGGATGGTGTGTTGGAAAATTTATCCAATGCGGCAATTGAATCAAGTCATGTTGATCAGATAGTTGAATCAAAAATGGAAGAAATCAAGGCAAATATTTGTCATCACACGTTAGGTGTTTCTTTTCCAACAGAAAAGTTAGTTCCACACCATGATAATTTTTATTTCTGGAAACAGTTGTTGCAATCAATATTTCATGGTTTTGGATATGCAATGACAAATGTACGAACAATACATACTTTTATAAAACAAGTTTCACGTAATAAAGATGTGTGGGTGGTTTTTTCAAATCAATCGAAAGCATTGTTATTAAACAATATTTTGTATATTTTCAAACCAGGTGTCTTTGATTTAAGTGTACAATTTGCGACAATATCAGGACATAGGCAAAATAAAATAAATATTAATGTGGGGACCCATGTAATTGGGAAATGGAAGATAGAACTACAAGTTCAAGATGGTCGTTCATCACCAGAAAACAAAGAGAGCGGCACCAACATCAACACCAACATTAACACCGTCACCATGAAAAGTTATAATATTTGTATGGAAGAATTTATGACGGGGTCATTTAAATATGAATTGATAACAAAATTTGGGTTAAATATTGAATTAAATCGAAAAGTGAAGTTGATTGGAACAACCTATAAATCAGGACAGCAAAGATATCCAATTACATCTGTAGGATTTCCAAATTTGATTCAAAACAAATTAAAGCGAATTGACGGATCAGTAAAATATACAATTCATTATGAATTTTTGAAATGATAAGTGAAAATAATAAGTGAAAATAATAAGCTGAAATTAAAATTTTTTTTTTACAATGATATAATTATTAATTTGATTTTAAAAAAAAGATATTAAAGATTATTATAGAGAACAAGTCAAATTATAATGTATGCGTTTTTAATGTTTGGATTAATGTACAGTGTTATTTATGTTGGCGGGCAATTATTAGAAAATTGTTTAAATTTATTGTCCGCAAATGAACAAAGAAACAGAAAACAGATTTATTTGATTCG